GCTACGGACCGTGGCACCGTTGATTGTGCGGGAGACGGCAAGGTAGAGACGGTACTGGCTGCCCTCGGGCACGCAGGCGATGGACTCGACCCAAGCGTCCGGGCCACCGAGGATAAAGCGGGACCAGGAGTAGACCTGCTGGTCGGCCTCGTAAGTCAGACAGCCGACCGTGCCGTCGTTGAGCCGGGCGTAGACGATGGACTCCGGCAGCTGCTGGTAGCAGATCTGGACCGCGCCGCCGTGGTCCTTCAGGACGTGTTCGGCGAAGACAGTCAGGTCGAGCGAGACCTGCGTGTCCGACTGGTAGTCGTAGCTCATCTGGCGCAGCTTCCGGCCTGCGCGCTGGAGGTAGAGGAGGGACTTGCCGATGGTGATGGGCTTGACGAACTCGCAGCCGTAGGTGCTCTGGGCCTGAACGGAGACGGTCGTTGGCGTCATCGGCGCGCCTTGGCTGGTGGAGGCCGCCTTCCACTCCGAACCCACCGTGCCGATGACGAGCACCTGGCGGGACATGAGCCATTGGATCATGTTCACCGTGTCAGAGGCGATGGTGAAGGTGATGGCCGAGTCGTCGAGGACCCGGAGCTTCTCGTCGGTCGCGCCGAAGTTGTAGAGGTCGTCCACCTTGGAGAGCCACACGGTCTGCGGCTGGGCCGTGGTGCCGCCGAAGCCGAGACGGCCTTCGTGGAAGGTGACGGTGGCGGGATAGTTACCGACAAACCAGGCGCCCTTGTTCCAGTCGTTCGACGTGCCGTTCTGGATGGCGGTCAGTCCTTCGATGGACCGGGGGATCGAGCGGTTCAGGAGAACTCCCATGTCCTGACCGGAGGAGGCGGTGAAGACGAAGGAGCCTGCGGGTTCCGACGTGGTGACGTTGGCGGAGAGGGTGACGTAGCTGGCATCGTTCGGATAGGACGCTACGACCGTAGTGCCTCCAGGAATACCAGGACCGGTGACGCTGTCGCCTGCGGTGACCGCAGCGGCATCTTCATACGTCATGGCGATGAATCCATCGCCGTTGTTCGTGATACCTGGCAGGGTGTAGGTCGCTGCGGAGCGCACCCGGGCGTGGACCACATACTCACCGAGCACGAGGCGGAAGAGCCGCCCGATGTCGTAGGTGAGGTTGAAGAAGGCGGGGTCCGAAGAGGTCAGGCGGGCGGCGATGCGGCGCAGGCTGCGGGTGATGGTGCCGGTAGGCACGGTCACGTCCAGGATGTCGCCGGTGGCGAGGATGCCGTAGGCACCTTGGCGGGGGATGTCGCCCACTCCGGTGACGGTCATCCAATAGTAGGCCCCGGCCTTGTCGGTAAAGCGAAGGTAGTTGCCGATGTGTTCCTGGGTGACGACGCCAACGGCGGAGAAGGCCACGGTTACGCTGGTGCCGGTGATCGTCGCATCGTAGGTCGGGACGCTGTTCGTGACATCCCATCCGGTGTAGAGGCCGGGTGAATACACCTCCTTGGAGAAGACGAGGGAGCGGTCCTCCAGGGGCTCAACCGAAACGACGTAGTTCGTGAACTTGGCCTTGACGAGCCCAAGGACCTTTTGACCGGAGAAGGAATACTGGATGAAGTCGCCCGGTACGGAGGCGGAGAAGTCGGCGGCGGTGGACGTAAGGACCACCCGGTCGGTGACGCCACTGAGGGTCAGGGAGGTATCCTGGTCACCGACCTTCTGGTCGAGATAGGGGCCGTAGTCGATGGTGGGGACCTCATAGCGCCAGTCCGTGTCCGAGTAGCGGGAGAGCGTGGCAAAGGGGTGGCTCGGGTGCGTGATGTAGAGCACGTCCGCCGACTGGGAGAATTGCAGCTCATTGATCTGGCTGTCCGTGTAGGGCGTGCCGGTGACTTCGTAGGGCGTGACGCCGCTGGAGTAGATGGGCGTGCCTTCTGCGGGAAAAGCGGAAGATCCCGGCACTCATCTCGATCAAGACGGCATCGTTGCGGGAGAAGACAAACTCCTGAAGGCGGACCGTATTGGCGAGGGTCTGGTCGGCGGTGCGGCAGACGTTCTTCGAACCTCGGCGGCGGACGATGCCGCCCTGGTGGCGGACCACCCAGTTCTCCAGGACCTCGGCTCCGTTCTGGAACCGCTCGATGTCGCTACGGCCAAGCAGCCAAGGGGAGAGTTCGCCCGAGGTGAAGTTCGACTGGTAGGTGTTTTGCTTGAGCATCAGTAACCGGAGAGTCCGCGCAGGCGGGGGTCGATGTCGGTGGTGATAAAGCTGTCGTGCGTATCCACCCACGAGGAGGACTCGACGGAGACACGGAAGCGTTCGACCGCGCCGTTGAAACGGGCTTGGGCAATCCGCTCCGAATACATCTGGAGGTAGGTGTCCCGCAGGGACTGGGTCTGGGTGAGAGACATGGCCAGCTCGGCAGCAAGCAGGTTGGCCAGGGCTTCCGCAAAGTCGTCGGGGAAGGAGAAGGCGTCGTCCACGGCGGAGTAGTTGGCGACGTAACGCAGATCGAGGACCGACTCGTCGCAATAGACGACGTTGCCGATGATCTCGAACTCAACCTCCTGATCGTCCGTCGTGAGGGAGAGGATACGGGCTACGTTGCCCGGAAGCTGGAACCGGTTCTCCCACGCCGCGATGGTGGAGACAGGATCGAGCGGGCTGAGCTGGACGAAGGTCTTGCTGAAGGTCCAGACGTGGTCTCGAAGCAGGCTGTTGCGCAGGGTCGGATAGCGCAGGGCGCAAAGATCCGAGGACTTCGTGTCGTCGCTAAACGAGGTGATGGTCCGCTCGCCCAGTTTGGCGAGTTCTGGAGTTGCAGATTTCGATGGCGGTTTGGGACATGAAAAGAAAAACCCGGCGTCCCGTATCGTTAAGATGCGGAGCGCCGGGTGTCGAGGACGAACTACGCTTAGTTCTGGAGGTACTCGACCCAGGCGTGGACAGCGATGTCCGCCGTGAGGGTCGCGCCACCGGTGACCAGGTTGAACGTGGTCGCAGCCGAGGTCTTCGCGCCCGCGCCCAGGAGGCGGGTGACGGCGAAGTCCGTGGCCGCTGCCGAGGCGTGGGCCGTGGCAGCGAGACAGTTCGCCACGCCCGCTGCCGTAGTCTCAACCGCAAGGTCATCCTTGAGGGAAACGTCCGTGCCGACGGACAGGGTCACACTGGTGCCGAGGGCACCGGAGACGACCTTGCCGCGCAGGATGCGGGCGTTCTTGGGGATGGTGAACAGCTCAATCACCGTGCCGGAGGCGACGGCGGTCGAGACGTAGTTGGCATACGCGACGCGGAGCTTGCCGCCCTGGTCGAGGATGCCGTTGTTGTAGGAGGTGCCCGTGTTGGCCGCAGCGGCGCGGTTGAGGGTCTGTTGGACGGAGTAAACGGTAGCCATTTGAGTGGTTGTTTAGGAGGTTGAGGTTTCGATTACTCGGTGCACTTGATGCGCGCCAGGTTCTCGCCCCACATACGCGACGTGCCCATGGTGAGCTTCGTGTAGATGTAGGGGATGTTCTTCTTCTCCGGCAGGCGCCACATGTTGGCCGTGATGTCCGTGCCGATGGCGAGCTTGAGGGCCCGGTTCTTGAACACGTAACAGCTGCGGACCCCCGAGACGAGCGGCAGGCGCTCACAGTGGATGAAGCGGAAGCCCATGTAGGTCGTCACGCTGCCTTCGGCGAGGCTCTTGCGAACCGCGTAGTCGGAGTTGATGACCTCGGTGATGCCGAGAAGGTTCTCGAACTGCTTCGCCGTGATGAAGGTGTTGAGGACCTCGTCCTGGCCGATGGCGTCGAGCTTCAGCATGGTCGTGCGGACGGCCTTGAGCTTGGCGAGCGTGAGGCCGGTGGCCGCACCGGTAGTGCCGGTGTAGGTCTCGTTCACGTCGATGCCCTCGGTGGCGGCTTCGCGGGCGAGGTAAGTCGCAGCCACGATGCGGGTCTGCACGTCGGAGACGGCACCCACGGAAACCTTGTCGGCAACCGAGGTGACGAAGTTGACGGTGGAGGCGCCCGCTTTGCCGGTGTAGGCCGGGGCGGTAAGGCCCGCGATGATGAGGTCATCGACCTTGCGGTTGGCCGAAGCGACAAGGCCCTGCATGTAGGAGCTGGTCGGGTCGGTGGCGACCTTGAC